CTCTTCCTGGTCGACAGCTACAGCCTTGGTGCGCTTCAAGGCACAGCCTTTCGGCTGGGGCTCCAGCTGGACCTCTACCGCAGCGGCCTTCTTGGCCGGCCCCGCGGCGGCCTTCGTATTTGCTGATTTCTTAGGCGGCGCGGGCGTTGAAAGCTTTGGCTTTCGACCGGCGCCAGGCCTTGCGCCGCCTGCGTTCTTACGCGCGCCGCCGCTCTTGCCTTTGACACCTGCCATTTGCTGATTTCCATTTCTGCGGGATTTTTTTCCACGCGTGCGGGGGGACGCGTGTCGGATGGCGGGAGGTCGGAGACTTTCGCCTCCCCCTCCCACTTATCCACAGGCGACTATCGACGCTGGACGTTCCCGAACCCACCGTCCTCACGCGCCGTTTTAATGCTGTGGCACTTCACACAGAGGGTCTGCCAGTTGCTGCCGTCGGCGGGGTTGTTCCCGCTGTCGCCATCGATGTGGTCAACGTGGGCCTCACCCTTGCCACAAACGACACGGCCACAGCAGCGGCAGGGGTAGTGATCCCGCAGCAGCACCGAATCCCGAATACGGCGCCACGCGGCACTGTTAGTGGGTAGGGCGCGGGTCGCCTGTCTATTCACAGGTGACGGCGCGAACCTCGATCCGACCTTTGCCAGACGCGACGGGACCGTGCGGAGACGTGGCATCAGTAGGGGTCCCCATCCAAGTCGACGCGCGCAGGGTCGGCGCCTTCTTCTTGCACGGGCATGCCGGCCTCCTCGCCCAGGAGCTGCGCCACGGCCTGGACCAACAGGCCCACGTGCGTTCCCAGCTCCGCGATCTGCTTACCCTGCTGCTCGATCACTCCAACCAGGCGCTCAATGCGGGCGTGGGCGGGGTTTCCCGTGGGCTCGTGCATCAGCGGACTTCCGGAGCCAATTCGCGAATCTCGCCCATACGGCTGTCGCAGTCCTGCAGAGTCACCAGGTTGGCGTTGTAGGCCTCAACCACCGCCTCAACCGTGCGCGACTCAGCGCGCTTGCCCGGGCATGGCCTGGTCAGCCGGACGTCGACCGGGACCAGCTTCTCGACGGTGACGTGCACCACCTCGGGCAGCTTAGGCTGCTCGGGCTTCCGCGCACAGCTGCCGAAGCCGCACAGCGGCACCAGCAGGATCAGAGCAAGGGGATGGAATCGCACAGCTGCATCTCCAGTTGGGACCGGCATGCCGGCCTGGTCTTGGCTGCCTGCAGCGCCTTCTCTGCCGCGGCGGCCCGGCGCTGGCCCATGGCCGCTGCCGCTTCGGCCCGGCTGGCGGCTTCGGCCGCTGCCTTACGCGCTATCTCGGCCGCGTTGATGGTCGCCAGGTTCTGGTCGTTAACCTGCTCCAGCAGGTGGCCGCATGCGTTGGCCGCGAGATGGTTCTCGGCAGCATCGGCCTCTGCATCGCGGAGCTTCTTCTCCACCTTCGCGATGGTGTCCTGATCCTTGGCTGCCTGCCGGTCCTCGCCGCGCTGGCAACCAGTCACGAACAGGCCACCGGTCAGCAGAACGGCCATGCACCAGCGGACCAGGTCCGCATAGGGGCGGATGGCGTCAGATATCTGCATCGTCTGCGCTCAGCTTGGGCTGCACGAAGATGCGAGACACCGCGGCGAGGAATGAGGTCAGGCCGGCCGACGCCAATGCCGCATATGCCACGGTCTGCTTGAACGATGTATGCACTTCCGGCAGCCAGTCCGCCGGCAGCAGAGCGTAGGCCGCGATGATCCCCAGCGCTGTGGCGCTGATGATGCCTGCCAGCAACGAAAGACGCACGGACCAGAGCTGCCAGAAGTGGTGCCGGTCTCTGGTAAGTCGCAGTTTCTTCATTTCAGCCCCCTGAGCTGCTTCAGTTCCTTGATGTCGGCCTTGTTCTGCTCGACCTGGACAGCCTGCTTAGCCAGCTCCAGCTTCAGGGCCGGAACGTCCGCAAGCTGGTTGTTCATGATCTGCAACTGCTGCTGCAGGCCCGTGATCTGCTGGTTGGTGACCTGCTGCTGGGTCAGCACCGACTGCATCGAGCCGACCAGCCAATAGCCGATGCTCACGATGGCGCCGGCGATCACAACAGCGATCCAGCGCTCCACCGGTCCCAGTGCGATCCGGGTCCGGCCGTCATTCGCGGGTTGAGCTTCCATGGTCATTTACCGGCCACCTTCCCACCAGCTGCGGCGTACACCGCCAGCAAGGCGGTCAGCTTCTGTTCGTGCTGCCCGTAACCAGCACCCGGAAGGCTCGCCCAGATGTTCCGCACCGCGGCGATTGCTTCGGGGATCCTGCCAGCCACGATCAGCGGCAGCGCTCGACGCTCCCTGATCTGCTGCAGGGCGATCAGGTCCTGACTCAGCGGCGAGAAATCCTTCAGCGCCAGCGTCTTCCGGTAAGCGTCGTAGTACCGGCGAAGCAGCTGGTATCGGCCGGCAGCAGTGGAATGGATCTTGAGATTGGGCAGATCCACCAGCACGCGCGGATGGTCGGCGTAGCCAGCGAACAACTGGCCACCCACGATCACGTCGTAGCCGCGATCCTTGGTTGCCTGCCGGCCATTGTCCGTACCTTCGGACCAGGCGAGCATGTCGAGGAAGGCCAAGACGTTACCGCCACCCGCCTCAATGGACGTTATTTGCGCCATAGCAACTCCAGAAGTGAAAAGCCCACAGGCGCGCCAGCGCTTCGTAGACAGCGCTATCCAGCAGTGCTTTTGATTAGGCGCTGTCAAAGACCGTTCTACGGATTTAGAATCCACAGGACACAGGGGAGCCAAAATGCAATCGATTGACACTGCTGCGCTGATAAATCATTTAAAAACGAAATGGGCCGGGCGTGACTGCCCAATGTGCGGTAGCGGTCCTTGGGAAGTGCAACCGCTCGTTTTCCAGGTTGCCGCTCATGCGCCATACATTCAGCCGGGCCTTCCTGCCATTCCGCTTTGTCCTGTTACTTGCAAAAATTGCGGGAATACGCTTTTCATCAACGCAAGATCAGCTGGGTTAGTAAACGACACGCCCAACTCGACGCTTCCTTTACCCACCCTTCCGCCGCTTCCGCCGCTTGCGCCGTTGCCGCCGTTGCCGCCGTCGTCGCCGCTTCCGCCGCTTCCGCCTTTGCAGCCGCTTCCGCCGCTTCCGCCTTTGCAGCCGCTTCCGCCGTTACAGCCTTTGCCGCCGCTTGAACCGGTGCCGCCGCTGCCGCCGCTGCCGCCGAAGGGGCTGAAATGAATCGGCCAAACATCATCGCCGTCCCGACCCAAGATGTGCTGGGATATAAGCCGATCACCAACATTCCCGTCCCGCTAACGCGTTGGCTTGCAATCAAGGCGGCAATCCGCGCTTCAACCGGTGCCCCATGGCTAATCCAGCAGCTTGCATCAGCCGCACTGGGTGTCAGCGCTTCCACTGGCGTCAGCATGCTGTACTCGAGTGGGACAGATCGCGACAAGTTGATCATGGGATGCGTTGCCGTTGGCAGCTTCTTTCTTGCAGTCGCTCTCTACACGGGCGTGCGCCAGCAAAGAAAGCTTAAGGAGCAGCACGTAACCAGTATCATCGAGTCAATGGACGCTGTGGAAGAACCGTTTAATCTCCCACATCCTGAGGTGTCCACTGATCCTTCGTTGCGTGGCCGTTTCCGCGCGGCAATAGATGCCTTTAAGACGGCCGGTATTACCAGGTAGATCGGTGACTGGGCACAGCACATCCGTATAGTCCCCGGCCCCGGCGGGGCCGGGGCTTGCGATTGGATGGTGACAAGGATGCTCCCTTTTTCGATGACCCAGGAAGTCATCGTTATGCCGCCTTGGACAACGCCTTGTTGAACTCCACCGCAGCGCGCGACTCGGCCTGGCGGAAGTTGGCCAGCATCCACTCATAGACCGGTCGCCAGAACCGGCTGTATGCCGAGCAGTCGGCACCGATGGACGCGCCACGCTTGCGGCCACTAAAGGGCTCGTAGCCGCTACCGCCGCAACGCGGGCAGTTCACAGCACCCGCAACGGCAGGATCCTGCACAACCCTCTTTCCCTCGCAGCCCGAACAGTCGCAGCAGCCGGCCATTTCAGCGATCACAGCGCTTGCCAGCACACCCAGCTGCTCCATGGTGTTGTTCGGCCACGCCGCAGCGCGCGCGTCATCCAGCGCCTGTTCCGTGCGCCGCAGTTCCCGCCGCTGCACGTCCGTGGTCTGACCACCGCCCCAGCCAATGCTGGCCTTCGCGATACCGAAGCTCGTCCTAGCGTCCGCCAGCGCATGCATCTGCCGGGTGAACTCGGGGGCCACCAAGGTGATCACCTCCTGTCGAAGCTGCTCTCGGCGGCGAGCACCACTCTCTGGCCACCAAAGCGCCTCCAGCAGCTCGCGCCCCAGCCCGTGCTGGACAAACGCCAAGGCGGCCAGGATCTCCTGCGTAGACGGCCCACCGGTGCTGCCGTCAAAACTCATTGACTTCGGGCCCGTCCCGCTGGACAGCAGCTCACGCGCGTCTTTCATGCCTTTCCCCTTAATCGATCTCGTCGGTTGATTTCGCAGCGCAGCGCGCGTGATCGGCGCAGCGCCTGCTCGGCCTCCCCGCGCTGGTCCGGTGCCGTCCACGCCCGGTTCCATCGCATTTCGGCTATCTCCTGCTGCAGGCTACTCAGCAGCCCCAGCGCCTTGTCGTCATAGCGGGTCAGGTCCATTCACCCAGCATTGCGCGCGCCCGTCGCAACGGCCGCGACCACCCCCTACTGCGCAGTGCCAAACCGAGCGATCAGCGCCGCATCAGCCAGTGCCTGCCCCTCGGCCTTCTTCCCCAGAGCGTCCCATGCCGGCCACAGCTGCACAGCGCGCGACCTGGCCGCATCCTTGTCCGCGCCAATCAGGCCTGCCCGCTTCTTCCATGCCTGCGGCGTCACCAGCGTGGTCGGGATCATCAGCGCGGCCACCACGCCCTCAGCCACCCCTGCGGCATGCCCGAACCCGAAGGAAGACGCCACACCCTGGCGCGGCATGCTGTGCACCTGCTCGATGTAGGCGTGCTGCACGTCGTGGTGCCCGAGGAACCGGGCCAGCGCGGCAGAGTCGAGTCGGCTCGACTTCCCCACCTGCACCAGCGGAGCGCGCATCCACTCCACCGGCACCAGCTCGCGGTCGCCGGCCAGCAACACGATGGCGCCACTGCAGCCCGGGTCGATTCCACCACGCGCCTCACCGGACCACCTCCGGGCCGGCCGGCTCCGCCGCATAGTGCGTGATGTTCGGGTTGCCACCGCGCCAGCTGGCGAACACCGGACGCTTACCCACCGAGTCCCACAGCATCAACCGCATGCCGTCCTGTGGTGCGTCAGCGATGGGCAGCCACACCCCGACAGCACGAGTGTTCCAGCGGCCAGACACGTCCTGTAGGGAGTCGTAATAGTCGAACTCGATATCGCAATTGTCGCAGCGAATGCGGTGGTAGCTGTGCTGACCCCAGACCGCGCGTTCAGGTGCATGGCCGCAGAACGGGCACGGCTTCAACGCGACAGCGGTCATGCTGCCTGCTCCCAGCTGGCCGTCAGGCGCTGCACCTGCCCGCCCCGCGCCTGGAACTGCTCCACCGTCTCGGCCGGCCGCTGGCGCCCCTTCTCCTTGCCCCACGGCTTGGCCGGTGCCAGGTCGGCCAGCAGATCCAGCCGCGCGCGGTTGATCGTCATCTTGTCCGGTGCGCGCGGGCCATCCTCTCCGGCGCCGCGGGTACGTTCCCGGCATTCCTTCGTGAGCTGGCTGTCCCCTGCCTTGCGCTCTTCCGGGGTAATCGGCAGGCGCTGCATGCGGGCGCCGGTGCGCTCGTAGAGCCCGGTCCTGCCCTCACCCAGCTTCCGTAGGTAGCCTGCATCCACCAGGTCGCGCAGCGTCCGGCGGACCTTGCCGCGCTCGACATAGCCCACGACGCCCAGCTGGTCAGCCACGTGGATGCCAGTGATCTGCAGGCCGGGATTTGCTTCAAACAGCGCGCGCGAGCGCGCGGCGTACCTCTTGCTTCGATGCTTCAAGCGGCTTTCCTCAGTTCGTTGATGTAGGTCTGGTTCGCAATCAGCTCGTCGTCGGAGCCGTAGGTCTCGTGGAAGGTCCGCGAGCCGTCCAGCAGGCTCGGGCCGTAGATCTGGCGCATCGTCGCGAAGGTGTTGCCCTCCATCGGGTAGCGCATGTGGTGCCATTTGCAGAGCGCGTAGCCGAACGCGTGGCCCCGCCGCACGTTGCCGCTCTTGGCGTGGTTGTAGTCGCAGCCGTAGACCACCAGCGTGGGCTCCAGCAGGTCCTGCATCTGCAGCGCCAAGCACGCCATGCAGGGGCCGGTCTTGGCCAGCTCTATCCGGGCCGACTCTTCCTTGTTCGGCGGCGGCGCTTTCGACCACATCAGGCTCCGAACCCAAGGTCGGCGGCAGCGCGCGCCATGGCTGCGCGTGCAGCACCGCGGTCGCGCACCGGGTGCACGCCGTGCTTTTCCTGCTCCACCGCCAGCAGTTGCTGCGGCAGGGGCTTCCCGTCCACGACGTGCTGCACAGCGCGCGTGTAGGCCTCCTCCAGCATCCGGCGCTGCTGGAACCCGTTGTCTGCCGTGGCGTAGACGTGCAGATCCAGCAGGGAGCGCACCAAGACCGTGAACCCGCTCTGCGGCCGGCCCGGCGCCATCTCGCGCTCCACCGTGGCTATGACCGGAATGTCCAGGCACATCGTCAGGAACCGGCCCGCGTTCGGCGGCCACTCCCGGCCCTCGGACAGGCAGGAGTGCATGCCCTTCGCGTGTTGCGCCACCGTGCGGCCCTTGAGCACCTGGAACCACGTCGTGCCGGCGATGGTCAGGCTGCCGTCCTTCTTCACCGGGGCCGCGCCGTTCTCGCGCTCCCACTTCCCCGGGAACATGGCCGTCATCTGCTTCCAGAACTCCCACAGGTAGGCCGTGGCCTGGTCGCTCACCGGCTCAGCCGACGACGACAAACTCAGCGTCGACGAACTCGGCTGCGCCGAAGCCAGGGCCGCCACCGTGGCCACCGCTGAGGCGTTCGGCTTCGAACTGCTGCTGGAGCTGCTCGATTCGGTCGGCAGAACTGTGCTGAGGATTTGCATGGGCGGCTCCTGCGGATTGCTGGGCAACAGGGATCACGGGCAGCGCCAGGCCGGCGGCCATGGTCTGCTTCAGGGATTCGTTCGGGTCGTGGCCGTTGGCCATCAGGCCGGCCAGCTGCTGGCGGACCTGCAGCCAGCCCTGGACCGAGAGCACGCGGCGGATCGCGGCGCGGTGCCGGACAAACCGGGCCAGCATCTGGCGGTCGATGCCCGTCGGCACCACGCCGAAGCCGGCCAGTTCGCGGTCGACCTGCTCGGCGGTCAGTGCACCCGGATCGGCCTCGCGCTCACACTCGCGGCGTGAGGGTTGCTCTTGGTTGCTTTTGGTTGCTCTTGGTTCGGGTGCAACAGCTGTTGCACCGTTGACTGCGTCGTTTTGCACCGTTGATGACGCTGTTTTGCACCCTTGATTGCCCGTTTGTGCACCGTTCGAGAACGGTGCAGTTTTTGCACCCTTGGCCGATTCAGCCTCAGATGCGTCTCTTTCCAACGGTGCAATATCTGCACCCTTGATCCATGCCGGGTTGATCCGGTACTGGCGAGCCTTGCCGCCTGAATTGAAACCCGGCAGACGGCCGCCGCCTTCGCTGACCAGGATCAGCCAACCCATCTTCTGCATCTTGCGCAGCTGGTACTGCACCGACCGCTCGGACTGCCTGGACTTCTTCGCCAGCGTCTCCACGGACGGATAGATGCTCGTCCCGTCGTCATGGGCGTTGTCCGCAAGCGCAAGCGCCAATGCGAACTCACCGCCGCCGCCGGGATAGCGGTCAAACACCATGCCTGTCATACGAGCCGACATTTCAGAGCCCCAGCGACAGGTTTTCGCCCGGTGCCACCGGGAACCACGTGCAGGCGCTCTTGCCCGTCGTGGCACACGGCGCTGCAGGGCCGCGCCAGATCTTCCCTTGGCGGGCCAGCTCCGGCAGGCGACGGCCGAGCATGTGGCGGTCAAGGCCAGTCAGTGCGGCCAGATGCAGGCTGCTCTGCCCGGGGTGCCGGTTCACTGCTGCTGCAGCGCGCGTCTGCTGGTCCAGAAGCTTGCCGGACGCAATCAGGTCCTCGGCAGCTGCGTGGCTGCTTTTGGGATCGGTGAAGCGGGCCAGCTCGTTCATCGGGCCACCCTCCCCTTCGCTGCAGCGCGCGCAACGTTGCGCTCCAGGCGATTGGCCATCGTGCGCAGCGCGCGGATCTCGGCAATCATCTGCTCGGCCTCGGCGTTCGTGATGGTCGAGTCGGCGATGGCTTCCACGGCCGTGCCGGACAGCTTCCCCACCCGGCTGGTGATCTCCAGCAGCTTCATCTGGATGGCGCCGATCTCGTCGGACCAGCCGCCTTCCGGCGCTGGCGGCACCACGTCGGCGGCCATGCCGAAGCGAGCTACCAGCGACTGCAGCCAGCCCAGCGCGCGCTCACCGCCGCCGGCCTGTTCCTGCATCCACTCGGTCAGCAGTTCGGCGATCTGGAGCGTCACCGACTCACCCTCCAGACCGCGCAGCTTCGCGCGCAGCGTCTCGGGGTGCATCGACTTGCCCCGGCGCTGGGCCAGGTAAGCGGCAGCAGCTTCCACACCACCCGGCGTCTCGCGCACGGAGTTGTAGAGGTTGTCGAGCCAGTTGAGCGAGGAGGTACGGCAGGTCATCGGGTCACCTTGGGAGGGACGGTGTTTCAGGGTTTCGGGCTGGGCCCGGGCGGCGCACGATGGGCGCCATGGACAGAGACAACTCAGGAACGACGGCTAGGGATGGCCTTTCAGGCGGTATCGACCGGGCCGATGCGGTCGGCATCGGGGTCGAGGCTGACCGGGGCGACCGGGGCCTGGTCGCCAATGCCGAGCAGACGCAGAACCTGCGGCAGCGCGGGCACGGCGCCAGCGCTCGGCCAGAGCGCGACCTGCTCGACCGGCAGGGACAGCACGATGGCCAAGTGGGCGTCGGTGCTGAGGCCGAGCTTTTCCAGCAGCTGCTGCTTGGTGACCGGAGCAAGGTCGGCGGCGGCGCCGAAGATCTCCGGGCACAGTTCATGCCTGGAAACGCCCGTGGCCCGCTCGATTCCCAAGACCTGGGCAGCGGGGATGCTGGACCGGGATTTCCAGTTGCTGACGGCGCTCTGGCGAACACCAAGGGCAGCGGCGAGAGAAGTCACGCCACCAGCGGCTTTTACGGCTTTGTCGAGAGCGTCCATGCGAGGAGCATCACATATCGTGATCCTTCAAGCAACACAATTCGTGTTAGCGTCGCATCACATACCGTGAAGAATCCCGGTATGGCCTTCTCCGACAACCTCCGCGCCGCCCGGATCAAAGCCGGCATGACCCAAGAAGCTCTGGCGCTCGCCTGCGGCTGGTCGGGCCAAAGCCGCATCGCCAACTACGAGTCTTCCGCTGCCAGCGCGCGCGAGCCGAAGGTCTCCGAAGTGCCGCTGTTGGCAAACGCTCTCGGCGTGAGCATTGCTTCCCTGTTCGGTGAGGTGCCGGCGTCTCAAGTCCCGCGACCCGTTCCTGCAATCCTTGCCGAAACCCACCAGTTCCTGGACAAGGCGTTCGGAGTGCTGGGCAAGGCCTTCAATATCGAGACGGATGCCGATCTGTTTGCCGATGTGTACGAGTGGATCTTGACCGACCAACGCCCCGCTGATCAGCGGAACCTGGTGGATTTCGCAGCATGGCGCGAGAAGCGCGATCTACACAGGGGAAATGCAACACATGAGCAAAACGGACGAGCTGCTGCACAAGCTGATGGAGCGGATAAGCGCCGCGCCTGACAAACAGCCTGCGCCCCGCCCGGCTACAGGGAAGCGCTCCATTCACTTCGATGCTGTCGCACGCGAGAGCCACCTGCGCATGATCCGCACGTTGGCCAAGGTATATGGCCCGTTCGGCGTTCAACTGATCATCGACCAGGCAACGCTGGGGCACGCATCGATAGATGACCTCGGCGATGACGACCTAATCGAGCTGCACCGCAATCTGGACCGCGCCCGCGAGTGCATTCGCGACGACGTGTCCTTCGAAGACGCTGGGCTGATCCGGAACCAGTTCGACTAGCCCAACCCTCTTTTTCTGAACGGAACTACCGCCGTTCAGAAAATGCACGAACTAACATCACGCTTCGTGTTGCATCAACAATCACATTGTGTGATCTTAGCCCCGTCGCCCAACGCAGCCCCATCCCGGGGCCGGGCGCAGGAGATCACACATGGCCCGCATGTCCCTCGGCGCCTTCAAAGACCTGACCCCTTCCGCTGTGCTGATGCCCGACCTGGGCGTCATCACCATCACTGTCGGCTGCTCCCGCATCCACGTGGATGCCGCAGAGGCCGACCAGCTCGCGCTGGAGCTGCAGCGCGCGGCACAGGCGCTGCGCATGAGCGGCACCACCGCCAAGCAGTACACCGACGCCCTGAGCGGCAAGGACGCGGCATGAGCGCCGTGGCCATCCTGGTAGGCCCGCAGCAGCGCGGCCGCGCCGTCGCCGACGCCGTCCGCCTCGCCGCCCTGCGCATCGGTCACCGCCCCGACTTCGCCAACACCGTCGCCGACCTGGCACGGCTCGACTTCCTGCGCGGTGGCAGCGCCGCGGCTGCCATCAGCCGCATGAAGCAGTCGCTGCGCCGCAAGCCGCAGCGCGCGTGGAGCCACGCCTAATGCACCACTTGGCCCTGCCCTTCTACTGCGCCGTGATCGTCGGCGCCCTGATGGCGCTGCTCGCGCGCGCCATCTACACAGGTGCCGACTCCTTCGTGCTGTTGGCCCTGGGCGGCATCGCGTACTTCGGCTGGCACGGCTGGAAGGACGCACGCCGCTACTGGCCCGCCTTCCGCGCCGAAATGCAGCGCCGCACCGACGAGCGCCGCCGCCGGGCAGTGCCCGCCGACGACACGCACTGAGCAACCGCCCGGCCGGCGCAACCGGCCTCCCACGCCGGCGGGACTTCCACGAAGCCGGCAACTCTCTGAGGAGCAGAAGCGTGCAGAACATCCGCTACGAACAATCAGCGCCGGCATGCCAAGCGCAGGAACCTTCGCTAACGGGCTTTCGGAAAGTACTGGGCAAGCTCCTCAGGAACCTCTTCCATCACAGTGCCCAACATCGATGCATGGTTCTCGTAGTACGGAGCGAGCAGGTTCACTACGCGCCCAAGCGCCAAGAGAATTTCATGCCCGGCTTCCGAGCGGTTGTCTGCCATCTTCCAGCGCCGCTCCTCCTCCAAGCTGATGAAAGCCTCTGCATTCATGCCTGGCCAGCGATTAAAGCTCTGCCAGCCCGCAAGGAGCGTGAGAATCGCGAACGCGTGCTCGTCCTCAAATCCATCGAGCTGATCGGCGAATCTGGCGATGAGCGCCAGGTCCGGCAGGGGCTTTTCGGAAAAGAACACTTCCAACATGAAGCGACTTGGGTTCGCCATTACGGGCGGGCGGATGTTTACCAGGAACACCATGAGATCACGCCGGGCGAGGACCAGCTCTCGACTGAATGCGTGCGCCAGACGCATCGCCCTCCTTCTATGGGCATTCACCAAGTCGCTCTGTGCTGCCTGTTGAAGCTCCAACGCGGTTGTTCGCTCGGACTGGGCTGCATCTTTGGCAACGTCAATCTGACCTTTGGAAACGTACAGCGCAACTATCACGGCGACACTCGTAGCGATTGCAGATGCCCACGCGGCGGCATCCGCAGCTCGGGTCTGCGGGGTCCAGAAGAAGGCGCCAGTGAACAAGCAGCCCGCAGCCAAACCGTACAGCCCAACCGCAACGGGACTGCTCCAAAACCTAGCTTTCTGGATCGACGACTCCATTTGAGGGTCCATGTAGGGCGAGCCGGCATTCTGGCACGGGGTCAAGGTGCCACGGCACATGCGTAACCAGCTCGACATCTTCAAGGACGACCCGGTCCGCATGGCCAAGGCCAACCGCGACGCCGCCGACCACGCGCTGACCGACAAGCAGTTCACCGAAAGCGAGCGCCAGGAGCGCGCCGCCTACTACACCCGCGAGGCAGAGCGCTGGGAATTCAGCGCCGCCCTCGGCGGCCAGCAGATGAACCGCGCAAAGGAGCCGCGAGCATGAGCAATCACCGTTCTATCGGCATCTGCCGGGTTTCAGGCCTTTGGAGCCAGCCGCGAAATGTGGCGCTCAACTGCGGTCATCCCCAGCTGCATTGCATCACCCTTGTTGCGGATCACACCCTCGACGCGCATCTCGACGGCAACGCCGTCCACGGTGGCCGAGTAGATGAAAACGTCGTCGGCTTCGCTCGTAATGGTCAACACGAAGCTGTGGCCTTGGATCACCCCTCGCATCGTTCGGCGGTAGTCAGCAGTGTCCATGGGCCAAGCGCGGTGGTGGGCGTTCGACAATCTACCTGTCTGGTTCAGGAACAGAAAGAGCCGACTTTGGCGTTACCAGAATCTGGCAGGGCGACTGGCTCGGCAGTCTGCGGGATCGAGGGTTCTGGCCAGGGCTCGCGCTGCCGAGATACCAGCCGCCATGGCCTCTGCTCGGCTGGCGAAGTCGGCACCGGCATGGACCTGCTCAAGAAAGACGGCTTCCCCGGGCGCGTACACCAGGCCCATCGACTTCCAGAGTTCCGGCGAGCAAACGTCCTGACCCGCACTGCCACCAGCTTAAACACGCCCTCGTGCTCGTCCATACGGTCTCCCTCCCTGAGTCCAGCTGTCGACAGTACTCCACGTCGGGGGCGCAGCTGTGAAGACCGCTCAACCCTGCTCCGCCAGTGCATCTCAGTTCGCCTCCAAGGATCTCTCCCATGGCTGATGGCTCCCGCTCCTTCAACTTCCCCGCGCCGAAGAAAGCGTCGCTGGTGAAGGCCGTCGACTTTTTCTGCGGCGGCGGCGGGGCAACAGAAGGTGCCGAACAGGCCGGCTGTGAGGTGGTGGCAGCGGCGAATCATTCGCCAACGGCCATCGAGATTCATGCCGCCAACCACCCGAGGACCAAGCACTACTGCCAGGACCTCCAGCAGATGGATTTTTCGCTACTGCCGTACTTCGACCTCCTCCTGGCATCGCCTGCGTGCCAGGGCCACAGCCCGGCGCGTGGCAAGGACCGCCCGCACCACGATGCCACGCGGGCAACTGCGTGGGCGGTGATTGCCGCCATGGAAATGTGGCTGCCCGAGGCCGCAGTGATCGAGAACGTGCCCGAATTCCTGAAATGGAAGCTGTTCCCCGCCTGGTGCGCAGCGCTGGTTGCGCTGGGCTATGCGGTCAGCCCACATCTTCTGGACGCCGCCGACTTCGGCGTGCCGCAGCATCGGAAGCGCGTTTTTATCGTTCTGACGAAGAGCAAGCATCCTCTGGAGCTGCGGTTTGCTCGTCGTGACTATGTGCCGGCCAGCTCGTTCATCGACTTCGACGCAGGCAGCTGGTCGATGATCGAACAGCCACGCCGTTCCGCTGCGACGTTGGCTCGCATCAAGGCCGGGCGTGCAGCATTCGGCGACCGCTTCATTGCTCCGTACTTCGGCAACGGCTCTGGCCTGACCGGTAGGTGCCTCTCCCGCCCCATCGGCACGATCACCACGCGCGACCGCTGGGCGGTTGTCGACGGCGACCGCATGCGCATGCTGATGGTCGATGAAGCACGTGCCGCCATGAGCTTCCGCCCGGACTACAAGCTGCCCAGCAACAAGCGCGATGCCATGCACATGCTGGGCAACGCGGTCTGCCCGGCGGTTGAGCGCGAGGTTCTGATCGCACTGCAGGAGGCCGCATGACCGCCTTCAACCAGGCCAAGCACACCGCGCGCGTGTTCCTCTCGGAATGCCGCGCACGCCGGCACGGCCACGGCTTCTGGTTCGCCTTCAACGCTGCGCAGCGCGCGCGCGTGCGCGCCTCTGCGCCCGCTCCACTGCCGGCGCCGCCGGCACTGCCGGCCCGCCCGGTTCAACAGGATCTGTTCGCATGACCGCTGCAAGCTTCCCCACCACCCCGGCGGCCGCCGCTGACGCCTGCCAGGCATCCTCGCCCGTCGCCGCGGTCGTCGCCACCATGCGTCGCCTTGGCGCCGCCGGCGCACCGATCTCGGCCGACCAGGTGCGCGAGTGGAGCGACACCCTGCTGCAGGAGCTGTATACACAGCCGCCCGTCCGCTGGGAGTACCGGCACCAAGGCGACTCGCGCCCCGGCTGCTGGATGACCGCGACCCCGGAGCACGTCTACCACGCTCGCGTTCGCCGCTGGGTCGTCCGGGCCCTGTGGGAAACCCCGCGCGTCATCCAGCCCGAGCGCGACCACGCGTTCAAGACCGGCGTGTGCGCCAGGTGCGGCGACCCCGAGGACTGGGCCGGCCCCGACTGCAAGCCGATGGTCAAACCCGTGGACCCGCGCACCCGCCTCCCCATCGATGCCCGAATGCTGGTCGAGCCCCTGAAATGGCTGCGCGATGCCGGGCCCCACGTCTTGAACCGATACGACCGCGAGAAGCGCGCCAGGGAAGCCGCCTTCCTGCTGGAAAAGATCGAAGCCCACATCCTGGAGTGCCATAAGCCATGACCCAGAAGCACATCAGCCATCCCGAAGGCCTGCCGAACTGCGCCGCCGGCCACCGCGCGCGCCACATCCACGACCTGCGGGGCCCGGCCGCCGGAGGCGGCCACCTAGTCGAGTGCGCATGCAGGGCGACCAGCAAGAGCCAAGAGCCGGAGAAGGCACTGGCCGAATGGCGCCGCATCAACCGCCCGGCCCGCAGCGCGCGCCCGTCGACGCCGCCGTCAGTGGCCGACAACGTGGTGCAGTTCAACTTGGGGCTGGCCGAGCAGTCGACGCAGAGGCAGCGCGCGGGAGGCAATCATGGGCGCCGCTGAGCGAATGGAAGAACTGCTGTCGCTTGATCGCGTGCGCCAGATGACGGGCATGGGCACCACCTTCATCTACGGCGAGATCAAAGCTGGTCGTTTCCCGCGTTCGATCCGCATCGGTCGCCGCGCACTGTGGATACAATCCGAGGTGCAGGGTTGGGTTCGGCAGCAGATCGCCCAGAATCGACCGCTGTAG